ACACTTATTTTAAAGCCTAAGCGATAAAATAGTCATTGAAAACACAGTACTAACACGGATAAACTTAAATAGCATGCTCGAATACGGACGCACTCATCCAACATATGGTTCTAAAAAAGAGTTGGGCGCTAATAGCGTCACACACCCCCTTATTTATGGCCTCTTTACAAAACATCGTGGCCCGGTATGCTATAAATTCCGGAACCAACCTGGCGTAGTAAATGTCGCCTTGAAATTCGATAGCCTCTAAGCACACCTCCCCGTCCGACATTAAGTCCAGTAATTCTTCCTTGGTTATAGCTCTACCGTTAAGGCTCAAGTAAGAAACGAACTCTTGATAACGCGACGCCAAATCAAACTTCTTCTCCGTCCCCTCTTCGACTTCATACTCCAAAAAACCCTCAAATACGACGCTATCCTCCATCGGCTCAACAGCCAACTCCTTGGCGATCACACGGGTTCTGAAATTCAACAGGTGCTTCCACCGTTCATGATCAACTGATTTCTCGATGTCATACGAATCCTCAGACAGCTTGCGTGCTAGCTTCTCTCGTTCCTCTATCACAAGTGAGAACTTTTCCACGTCCCGGGCTAGTACATTGACGTAATCGCGACTCGCTTTGTAGTCAGGCACCACCACCTTATACCATTCCTCATTGATTTCCGGCACCTTCTCTTCGAGCCGCCAGAAGTTGTTGTCTCTGTCCGGCACCCCCAACCCGCCGTCGTCTGGGTGGCCGTGGATGATCTCAGCAGGCAGCGATAACCAATCTTCCCCATCCTTAATCCGGCACCAGTGGCTGATGGTAGCAATCGTCAGGCCCTGGCACAGCTCCTCACTGCATCCGCGCCGTCGCAGCTTTGCTATCTGATCTAGCAGGCTGACAACCCTCTCTTTAACGGTAGCACGCCCGGCACCTTCCCAGTCTCCCGCCACGAAGCTCGCTAATGCCCGTGTAGGACTTGCGTAGACACGCCCATCGCATATCGTATTCCTAAAAAACTCCGACCGCGTCCCGAACATTTGTTTCCACTTATTTGCCTTAAACAACATCGCATCCATCACCTCCAAAAACCAAGGCATCACGGCTGGTTCACTTAGCCCTAGGTCTATGTCATCACCGCCGTGATCAACGTACAAGACCACGCGCACACCAAAGAGCCGTTCCACGTTCTGAAGAGCAATGTGTACGTAACAGAAATTGAGAACGGTGTTTATCCATGTTGTGCCACGCCATCCTGAGTAGAGTCCCCGCCATATTTTATGAACATTGCCGTCTCTGTCATGCAGCCCCATGTTGTACATACCAGCTACTATGGCTTCAACAAAGACAGCGTAATCGCGTGGTGCTACAATTAGGTGCTTGAGATAGTCCACCACCACACCCATCTCCCATGCTGAGTGCTGTTCGTTGAAGTCAGCCCAATCATACAGCACGTGGAATACTCCTGTACACATCTTCTTGTCGAAATAGCGGATGTCAACCTCACTGTCCGTGTTTAGCCGCACACTTCCAATCTGCCCCTGCTTCTCAGCCAAATATAGAACATATGTAAAGACGACAAAATGAACCAGGGTGCCAGGAAGTAGAGTCCTGTCTTTTTTGCCCACTTCATATTTAATCTGAGTTTTAGTCAGATTGAAGTTATTCTCATTGGCGCCTTGTAACACCTCAGCAAGTTCATAAACTTCAAAAAGTGATTTCTTATTGTGCCGGCCCTGTATTTCGCGGCATGTGTTATAGATTGCGTCAAAAACCTGGCCTCCAAACTTCTTCATCTCCGGCGGCAACTTGTTATACACTAGGCCACCCTTCGTGAGCCAAGACGCCCTCCTGTGATAGAAATCAATGAACCCGTCGACATTGACAGGCTTTGGTTCTATTTTAAGCCGCACGTATGCCTCTTCAACGGACGTGATGAAATCCTTCTTGTACTGTTGGTTAGTGAAGACCTGCCGGTTTGGGTCGTACGACAGGTGTTTCGTATTGTAGGTATCATCAGTGCGCAGTTCGACTTCTGCCATCTCATCAACGGTATACTCTCCCCGCCCTACCAGCAAATCCATATACATCAAGGCCTGCCGATCCTTTTCTGTTATCCTAGTATTCATGAAGAATTTGCTGCAACGAACCAGTGAGTGGAGTGTCTTCATCTTATCTGACCAGTCGCGCTCACAGACTTTGAACCATGGGAATACCAGGTGCGATACAGTGGTAAATTGCGTGATCCCCTTCCAGTTAGCCAGCAAGTTCGTGACAAGTGTATGTCCTTCACCCACGTGATAGGAAGCAATCTCCTTGGCATCCGGCATAGACAGGATGTCAAAGGTGTGGCACAGCGTCCGTAGTGTAACGTTTGACCGAGTCACCTCCTTCGGTGAATGCGGTGGAAATACCCCCATTAGGTCCGTGAGAGTGTCAAAATCTCTCCTGCTGTTGTAGCATCCCGGTAGTTGGCCCAAAGCCTGCGACCACTCAAACATCGTGACCCCGAAGTCAAACTGGGTCGGCACGTAACTCGCCCGAACGTAGTAGTCCACACATTCCTTTGGAATCTTACCTTGCTCGAACAGCAGCCTGAGTTCGTTAATGCTAACTTGTTGGGTCCCAGCTCTCTCACCTCTCAAAATCCACCCAGGCACGTCGCGCGAATACGAACTATTCCAGATGCTCGTGGAATACTTGAAGGGAGCACCCACTGGCAAGCCGGACACATTCATGACCTCAAGAAAAAAAGCTTCCAACTCTTTGTTGCTTTTGAAGCGATACTGGTTAGGCACCCGGTTGGATGGCTTGCAGCTTCGCAAACTTTCACGTGAGAACTCCCTGAATTTAGGCCCTCTCCCGCTGATGTTCATCTCGTGGGCTGTTGTTTCCAAAGTTAGGCATGCCACTGGCCTCGCCCCGATCTCCAGAGCCGTCTCTTCAGTATGCACGAATATCACCACAGGCACTGAATAGTCAAGCAATGCCAATGTTTGGTTTAGTCTAGCAAACCACAATGTGTTGTGGTCGTGCCAGTCGCCCCTCCCACAGACAATTTCGTTACGCATCTCAACATATTGGTCGTGCTCAGCACGGGACACCAGCTCATCTACATCGACCATACCATACGTCCTAGCTAGCGATGTCTTTCCACACCCTGATGGCATGATAACGGCGAATAAATTATGCCGTGTCGCCGCCAGGTCCTCGTATCTAGCCATCGAATGCTTCAACTGCTCGTCGCTCCACTTGTTCATCCCCAGAAACCTCCCTTTATTCAAGTTCCCTACTGCACGCTCATGCCTTAGTTTCTCAACCGAGCGTGACCCGTAGTTAGCCGACTCAAGGTCCCGTTCAGTAGCGAGCTTCCCTGCTCTCATTGCGTTTGTTGTTTTACCATTCTGCCAGCTTGAGCGGCCGGAGACGGTCATTTTGAAATGGTTGTTGTTCTTGTTGTTGTTGTGTGTATTGTATTGTTCTTGTTGTTTATATACTGTGTTAATAATATCCTGTTGGACTATGGACCAGCCATTTCGTAACCTCCTCAGGTCCAAAGGAATTATTCTTTTTTTATC